GGGGCTGCTTGGTTCGATTTACGAGGCGCTGGAGAACGCAGCTCCCGTAGCCTGATTGCTTCTGCGAGCGCAAGCCCCCCGGTTCATTCCGGGGGGTTCTTTGCCAGCAGTTTAGTTGCATCCATGCCAGATTCTGCTGCTAATTAAAAATCATAGTTGGCCGCCTACTGGGAGGCATATATCCCTTTTATTGGTTTTAACAACCACTCTACCTCTTTTGTTTTAAAGTTCTTGTGTAGGACTCAAAAAGTCTAGCTACTAGCTTTTCGTAGATTCCTGTATGTTCCGCATTCGAGTACATATATTGGGTCGATGTTAAGCCGTACTTAGAGCCTATGAGTTCTTTCCTACAAAGTTTCAAACGCTCGCTCTATTCGTTGAGCAGCCTATCATTTGATGTTTTCTTTGAGCATCATTTGTGCAGCTGGGGCCGATTTTCCACAAAATCTTGTGCCAGCACTCTATCAAAGAACCACTTTGGGCCTTAGGCCATCTACCACAAAACCGCAATACCTATGGAAAACCAAACAGGTTATAGGTTTACTGGTCCTCAAAACCAGTCAGTGGTGCCGGATGCACTAAGTCTTGGGGTAAACCAAGCAAGATCTTCTCTTCAGACCGTACACATATCGCCGGTGGCGCCTGGGTATCCACTCCCAGGTCCTGCTAGCACACTTGAGCCATCTCAAGATGGTGGAACCGCTGCTTCAACGCAGCCAGAGGCACCTGCAGAATCCACGTCTTCTTCTCTCTACAAACCATTGTTCATGAACGTTCCTTTTGTGAACCATCCCATCCAATTGGATGACAAAGGCCTACCACAGGCCGATGGCGACCCTTCCTGGATGCTCATGGACACCACTGGTATTGGAGAACACCCCTTGTTACCCAACGCCTACCGCTCATTGGACGGCAACATTCACAAGAAAGGTATTGACACATCACATCCAGAAAATTCTGATTGGGATGTGTCATTCGACCCCCGTGGTCCACACCTTACTTTTGTTGTTGGTCCACTTTTCTTTGGCGTCAACGCCAACTTCCCCCCTGTCAACGCACCAGTCATTGATGCCTCCAGGGCTCTCCGCACTATTGCTACCTATTCAGGTAATGATCGTCTTCTAGACGCCATTTCCTTTCTCGATACTGCGGAGACCTTCGATGCTGACTTCTTTGTCGAGTGCTTTGGCTCACAGTTCGAGGATGTCATCGCTGTATGGTGTGCTCAATTGCACGTCGCACGCGGTTATCCTTTGTGGACTGGCGTTAGCTCCTCAGGCACCCGCCCTGGACCTACGCCTCCTCCTCCCCCTCCCCCATCACCCCCGGCACCTCCGCCACCACCACCTCCGCCTATGAGGCCACCATCTACCAGTGATCCTGGTACTGGCCTAGGCTCGTGGTTTGGCATACGCGTGCCATCACTATCCACTCCCATTGACGCCTGGTATGACATCAACACGTATGGCATACGCGAGCGCCCCTCTGGAGTCCAGAAGTTCCACTATGACGACCATTCGGTCCATGAGCTCATTGAGAGACTGTCCGCCATTGCGAGGTCTCCCGGTTTGTTCCACACGTGGATGCAGAATGCACTTCAGTACAACTTCCGGCTCATCACTGCCTCCCCGCCTTTTGAGCTGTTTGAGCGCACCATGTGGCAGCGTGGACGAGCACTTGGCCTTAGACCAGTTGCCACCCGCTGCCTACTATTGGGCCATTCCAATGAGGAGTTCCGAGCACGTGCCAAGATCGTCAAGATCGGTGACGTTCCAGTCACCACCGAGCTCCATGTGTCCCTCATTGACAAGACCCTCTTTGGTGAACCAGCTACATTCAGCGACTTAGGCCCCTATGTTGTGCACGACGTGCCCGACACATTGCCTGAGTTTGACTACACTGCTGATCCTCAAGTTGCCAACATTGTGGCACGCTATTTGCGTGCCCGCTACAGGCCTGAGATCAGACCGGTTGTCAGGTTCCTCTATGGTTTGAAACCATACCTGTCTAACTACGAGCGACTTACCCACACGTATCTTGGCTCATTGACTGACAGGTACGCCTTCCAATGCACACCGCTTGACCACCCCATTACTTTGGAGGAGGTTGAGACTCAGGATGTGCTCAACATGGAGGGTTGGCGATACCAGAGTTCCACTGGCATTGACACCCACGACTACTTTCCCACCCACCCGCACACTTCTAAAGTGCAGCGTTGTGTAGAGAGCCCGCGCCTCAACCAAAAGAAGAAGGCGCGCGCCATGCAGACACGCCGCGACATGAAGGAGATGCGTACCCATGGATGCGTTTTGCCGACCAAGATGAGGCGACGCACCGGTGACGGCGTTGCCGCCCAGGCTCAGTCTGGGTGGCACATCCCCGTACACCATTCCATTGACCAGTCCTCTATCAACAAGCTGGGCGAGACACTTGCTGCCGCCGTGCGGTCTCTTGAGACCAGCCCTACGGCTACAGTTTTTAGAGACTTGGCCAGCTCTGTTAGCAACAGCGCTGAGAACATGTCCTCACATATTGCCCACCTCGCTGACAGCGCCTCTACCACCACCAACAGTGTTAACTCACTGTTTTCTGGTGTTGAGGAGTTTGTGAAGCTGAGCAAGGAGTTGTTGAAGACTGTTGTGCCTGTTGCTCTTGCCATATGGCTGATGCAGAAACCAGGCTGGGGCTACAAGACCTTGGCTGGCGCGTCGATTGTATCCGCGCTAGCCTTGATGGTACCTCCAGACCTCTGGGACTACATCAAGAGCTACTTCATCAGGGATCCATTCGTGGCCCAGTCCGACTTAAACTTTGCCAAGCGCACAGTTGGTGTCGTGATCTCTTCCACAATGGCCTGGCTAGGATCTGGTGGAAAGACCCCTGAGGCTCGCTGGACTGCCGGTCTACGCAACTTGTCCTCCATCAAAGGTGCCCTCAACTCTACAGATGAGTTGGCAGACTTTGTTGTTGAGTGCATGCAGCGTACTGGTGAGTACCTTCATGACCGCTGGGGCGCACCCGCTGTATTCATGTACAAGTGTGGTATCAAGGAGCTTGACGATTGGGCCCTCAAAGTCAACAGTTTGGCTAAGGGCCTCAACTCTGGAGAGTTCAAGGTGTCTGTCGAGACTATGCACAGTGTGCGTGGTCTCATCAATCAGTGCCATGACCTCAAGGGTATCTTCAGGCACGACCACAAGACTATGCAGTGGATTGCCAAGTTTGAGACAATGCTCAACGGCATCACGGCGACGTATCGCTCCACCCTTAACATGGTGTCGAGTGACCGCCCAGAGCCTGTTGCCTGGTGCATCTACGGACCCCCCGCATTGGGCAAGTCAGTCCTATGCAAGATCATGATGCGCCAGATCCTAGCTACCGTTCTTACCAAAGAGCGCATTGAGCAGCTAGGAGGCATTGACAAGATCAGCAGCGACATTTGGAGCCGTGGTGTTGGCCAGTTTGACGACGGCTACGCCAACCAGACTGCTGCTGTCATTGATGACATTGGCCAGGAGCGGGAGGTTGCAGGGCAAACACGCAGTAACTACATGGACGTCATTCGTTTTGTGAACTGCTGGAATGCCCCCATGAACATGGCGGACTTGCCTTCCAAAGGCATGTTTTCCTTCACGTCCATGCTCATCATGATGACTACCAACGTGGCTGACTTTGTACCACATGCTGGCAACGTGCTAGTAGACACTGGTGCATTTTTACGCCGCATCAAGGTTCCTGTACGCATCCGCGTTAGGCCAGGCTTTTGCAAGCCTGGTATGGCGTGCGACGTTGCAGGTGCCCTTGACACCACCAAGGCTTTCCCCACTACTGGGTCCCTGCCCGACCCCAACGATGTTTGGGAGTTCCAGCGATGGGACTTTGAAGGGGGCAAGCCTGCGGATGGTGGTGAGATCATCTCTTACGATGACATGGTGGCAGAGATTGTCGCTCATTACCACACGGCCATGCGAACACACTTTAGCATGGATGAGCACATCAACGACCGCCTGCGCGACATCTACACCAAGCGCTTCTCTGCTCAGAGCCCACAAGGCCTCGCTATGCTGTCAGCCCTACCCGGTTACAGTTCACCACGCGATGTTCCTGTGGGTGAAGATACCATGAAGTGGCACGAGCGTATGATGAACGCCGCCACCGAGGGCTACATCCGCTTCACACTGTGGACTAGTCAGCATCCGCTGGCTGCTCTGCTCATCAACCTGTGCAACTTTGCTGCAGGCTACTACATCACCAAGATGATCATCAGAGGCATCACGTCCATGTTCAACTGGGTTACCGACCTAGTCACCACCCCCTTCAAGAAGAAGACCCCCAAGGAGCCCATGCACTGCATCGCACAAAGTGCAGTGAACAAGCTCAAGAAGTTTGACAAACCTGCCCAGGCTGCGTTGGTTGAAGTCTTCGACTACTTTGACGTAGACGAGCTCCAGTCCGTGCGTGTCAAGCTTGAGGAGGACGGGGGTGTGGTTACTGAGCACAAGAAGAAGCTCACCTTCACGTCATTTGCCTCTGCACTTGCAAGGTTCAAGAATGGCGAGAAGGTTCACAAGAAGAAGCTTAAGCCTGACTCAGTACCATTGGCAGTTGGCGAGCCAGAGTCTAGCTCCGATGAAGAAGAGGAGCCTGCTTCTGGTTCCGGCACCAGCTTGCTGTCGTCGGCCCTTGGGGCCCTCAGTACCGCAATTGGCGCCACCACTGACCAACCGACCAAGCCTGATTGGAACAAAATGCTGTTCCAGAGTCAGGGTCCTACACATTCCAAGAAAGATGGCGACATTGAGGTTTGGATGTGTGACGATCTCAGCATTGACAAAGCTGGGGATCTTGCGGGCCTACAGATAGCCAAGAATCTGCAGGTCAACGCCTACAGCCTGTATGTGGTCTGCTCAGAAGAAGACCGCACATGGCATGTCAACATTGGCTGGGTCCACGGCCTGGCTGATAGGTACATCTTGGCCCCCCACCACTACCTGGCTACCATCAAGCACCACATGGCTATTGGAGACATCCGCGGCAAAGTCTGCGCGCACCTGCAGAAGGTGATGTTTCCTGACCAGCTCATCGTGTTTGATCTCAACCTGCTCAACAGGGTCATCAAGCCACCCAGCTTTGACGGAAAAGACCTCTGTCTCATCTACATTCCCAGCATTCCCAACTGCAAGGACATCACCAGCTACTTCCTCACCGAGGCGGAGCTCAAGGGGTTGGACACTGCAATGGTAAGGCTGGAGATCCCTGAGAGGCGAGGCAAGTACTCATTTGGCTGGCGTTGCGTTGTGGGCCAGGCCTACGTCCACCAAGCTGCAGTGCGCATGGAGCATCCCTTTGGGGAGTCTATCATTGCAGACACTGTCCAGTACCGGTTTAACACCCGTGGTGGCGATTGTGGTGCCTTGGTCTACCTAGACGATGGCAAGAGGTACCAGGGCCGCCGCATCATTGGCATGCATGTGGCAGGCAACAACCAGGGCTTTGGTGTAGCCAGCGCCGCCTCTCGCGAGGTGCTGCAAGCTGCACTGAGAGAATCTGGAGCAATCCTGGAAGCAGAGGACACCAAGCCTCACTTTCAGAGCGACTGCTTTGACATGCCCATCAAGGGTTCCTTCTCCCCCATGTACTTCACTGACATACCCTTGACTACCTCCCCCAAGACCGCCATCAAGCACTCCCCACTGCACAACAGCCTGGGCTACACCAGCACCAAGGCACAAGCCCGCCTCAAACCATTCACCAACGAGAATGGCGAGATGGTGGATCCAGGGCTAGAAGGCTTACGCAAGTACGCCTCGCCCATTCTTGTGTTTGATGTTGAGAAGGTCAAGGCTGCTGCCGGGGACTACAAGAAGTTGCTGCTGGAGGCCACGCACCACCATCGCCGGAGGGTGCAGACGTTTGAGGAAGCATGCAAAGGTGACCCCAACATACCAGAGCTCCATGGGCTAAAGAGAGATACCTCATCAGGGTTTCCTTGGGCACAAGATGGATATGGTCCTGGCAAGAAGAAGTTCTTTGGTGAGGCTGAAGAGTATTCGTTCAGCTCACCCGCATGTGAGAAACTCCGCAAACGCGTTGAGTTCATCATCTCAGAGGCCAAGCAGGGTCGCAGATGCCTCCATGTGTTCACTGACTTCAACAAAGACGAACTACGTACCCTTGAGAAAGTCAAGGCTGGCTCCACGCGCAAGATTAGTGGGGCCCCCTTGGACTACCTAGTGGCGTTCCGCATGTACTTTGGTGACTTCATGGCAGCTGTCATTGAGGCTAAGATTGCCTCTGAGAGTTGCGTTGGCATCAACCCCTATGATTTGACATGGGACTTGCTGGGACGCAGGCTTAACTCCAAGGGCCGTAAGGTGGGTGCTGGCGACTACGGACGCTACGATGCGTCAGCACAACCCCAGGTGCACGATGAAATCTGCACCATCAGCTGCGAGTTCTATGCACTTGGTGCTACAGACGAGCAGCTTGCCCAGCTTGAAGAAGACAACCTCGTCAGACGGGTTTTCTTCGCTGAGGTGTACAACTCCCGCCACTTCTCCACCTTCCTCATTCCCGACGATAGTGGCGGTTGCAAACCACGCGGTATTGTATACCAATGGCACAAGTCCCTTCCCAGCGGGCACCCCATGACCTCCATATGCAACAGCATGTACAACAGCATTCAGTTCAGACTGTGCTGGATAGATGCTTGGGGCATAGAGCACATTTCCCATTTCTCAGAGGAAGTCGCCTTGGCTGACTTTGGGGACGACAATGTGTTCAACGTGAGTGATAAGGGCGCCCCGCTCTTCAACCAGGACACACTTCCTGACCTGATTGCAAACTACGGTATGGAGTTCACCAACGAGATGAAGTCCGGCACTGTGGCCACCATGCGTGACCTTGAGTCTGTCAGCTTCCTGAAAAGGCGCTGGCGATTTGAGGGGGGCGAGGTGAACCGCTACATTGCCCCACTTGATCTGGGCACCATCCGTGAGATGCCCTACTGGTACCGGGAGTCTGCAGACAAGACCATGACTGAATGCGTCAAGGAGAACATCATTGGCGCACTCATGGAGTACTCTCTGCATGATCCTTCCATCTGGGAGATCGAGGCCCGCCGGCTCATTCGTGCTGCTGGCAGCTACCGCCACTTCCCCACCCCCATTGTGTTCCAAGACACACGGCGCGAGTTTTTCCTTCGCAAAGCGCTGAACCAGAGTGCCCCGTGGGCGCGCGAGCTGCAAGCTCCGACGCTGCCCCAGGGCCTTGAGAAGGACAACCCCTAAGACCCACAGCCCATATACAGGTGTGCAAGCGTCAAATTCCAGCGCCAACAAGTAAGCACATGACTGGAACGCTGTGTGGTAACGTCTTTGACTATTTAGTCTTACGGTCCAGGGTATCAGACGGTGGCAGCCCCACCAAGATCCAGGACAGCGCTGGTACGGCTTTGGGATTAGGTCTTTCCTTAGCTTAAATTCATCGGCCTGCTAACAATTCATCAAATCAAAACCCCCTTGTCTCCATTTCGGAGTGCAACACTCTTGACCAAACTGGCGCTTCCCATTCAGAGGAGTCGTGCGGTAATATTACGTTCTTGAATGACGCTTGTACCGTTGCATCAGTGGCTGCAACACCTGCCACCTTGCCTGGGTCTATCCCGTCGATGCAACACGACATTGTTAGAATTCTTGCTAGTCCCATTCTTGTAGCAACCGGCGTTGCTAGTGGCGCCCAGATGACCAATTACTACTTTACTGTTTTAGACACCAACTTTTTGAAGTCTCAGCCCATGTGGGCAAACGAGTTGTTAGGCTTTGGTTGTATTAAGGGTACCTGGGTTATTAGAGTAGAGGTTAGCGCTCCCAACACTGTAGCTAGTCGTCTACGTTTAGTTAGCAAACCCCCTGAGTTCAACACAAGCTTTT